CTCGGCCTCTTCGTCTTCTTCCTCATCGGCCTTGTCTTTGATTTTTTGAACCACTAAGTCAGCAATTTTCTCTATCTCTTCTTCAGATGGTTCATCATTATCTTCTTCTGGTTCTCCTACTGGATCTTCACCTTCATCATCCTCTTGTTCCATTCTAGCTTTGACTCTCTTACCTAAACTTTCCTTCTCTTCTACTTCTTCGGCCTTTTCATTGTCACCCTTCCAACCCTTATCAATTTGATTGAAAAACTTCTTCTTATCTTCATCGGAGAGTTCAGCTGGACTTTTTACACCAAATTTTTTCATAGTATCAGAGAAAAACTTCATGTATTCATCCTTATCGCCTTCTTCCTCAGAAACATTTTTCTCTTTGAGTTTCTTCTGGACTTCTCGCATCATTTTATTGTGTTCTCTTTTTTGCTGTTTATCCTGTTTAAGTACGTCTGCAATGACGCTGAGTACATCAGCCATTTTAATCTCCTAGATGTTTCTGTTTTTTTGGTGTGTATTCCGACACCAAACGTAATAATGTTGGTGAGAGGATAGACCATTTCTGTTGTAATTTTTGTGGATCAATACCTTTTTCTTGTGCTTTCATTACTAGTTGTTGGGCGACAGAATGAGTAATATCTAATTTATTAGCAATCCACTTAGTAACTTTATCAAATTTGACTTCAGTTACTTGGCCTGGGGTGTCTTTTTCATATTTTTTGAGTGATTCACGTTTTCCCCATTCCAAATATTCTTTTACCTCACTAATATATTTATAAATAAACGAATTGTCAAGATGGTCAATTTCCAAGCTTTCTGTCATTTTGAAGTGTTTTTTACCCAAAGTTTCTAACTCATGGAAGTCATATTGATTTATTTTCTGTTCTTTTAAGGCTTTTTCTCTTATTTTCAAAAATTTATCTGTAGTTATCAATGATTCTTTCATGTAATACCTATGTTTTTTATCTATAACATGCATTCCATTACATAACTCATCAAAAAAATCATACGCAATGTAAGATGTATGAAGATTTTTAGTAGAATAATTTTCAAATATTATTTGATCTTCTTCATTTAATATTTTTTCTTCTGGAAGTTCATATGTGAAATCAACATTTTTCCACTTTGAACCTTCTTTTACTACCGATAATCTCATACCTTTGCGAATATCATTGAACATAAGTTTAGTGTCTTTATCACTCAATGATGATGGTATTCCTTTACGAAACATTTCGTAATCTCCCTCAATGGCTGAATCTCTCATCTTGGAAGCTGACATTCCTTCTACTCCTTCAGCATCAGGGTCACGTTCACCTGCACTAACTACTTTAATTGAATCAAAATCATAAAATCCATGAGCCTTACCCTCACTTCCGTTATATCGGTCTAATACAGATTGAAAGTCTTTTACTCTATCACTACCAACTACCATAACTAAGTTAGTATATCCTTTATCATGTAGTTCTGATGCAATTTCAAGAGCAGTTTTTCCTAAACTTGTAATGATGTTTGTTCTATGTTTTGGAAACATCTTTTTCATGTATTGTATTTTTTGTTTTTGACTGAGAGGATTCTTTTTAGAATCTTGTGAATGACTTGGATACACAAAATACTCTCCACCCTCTCTTCTAGCAACATTCGCTACAGCAACAATTAGCTTTTCATGGCCAACTGTAGGTGGATTGAATCTACCAAAAGTGAAGATAGCAGTATCTCCCTTCTTTTCTGTCATAAAACTTTTATATGTTTTCATTTTCTAGTAATACCCCTTATGTATTCTTCTAAACTTAAAGAACTGCTCCATTTTATATAATCTAATTTATGTTTTTCTACAAAATTTATTGCATCATCAAAATCTTCATCATCCAGTTCATCTGGTAGAATATGAACTTTTTTAATCTTGATGTTATTAACTACCTGTTCATCCCACGCATCATCTGTCAACTTATTATTTTTTGCATAATCATATAAAGCTTTTCCTATTATTGTTTTATGTTTCTTAAAAACTTTTTCTATTCCATCGTAATAGTCTTTTATTACCAGACTCATTTTTTTACCATCATCTTTTAGATGGGCTTTCATATTTTTCCAATCTCTAAGCATATCACGTTTTAGTGCAAATTGTGATATGTGTTTTTTAACAAGAGACTCTATTAGTTTCTCAAGATCTTTAAATACTGATTTTATTTTAGGAGTTCTAAGTTGACTTCTCACAATAAATCCCATTGGTGCCCACCTTCTTCCTGTTTTGTCAACGGAAGTATTAACATCAGTATCACCAGATACAATAATATCAGCATCCATTTCTACAACAATACCACCCCCTCCAACTACTCCACTTTCTAGAGTATGTGCTAACATTTTGAAAAATGCTGAAATAGATTTCTTTTTTCCTTCCAACTTTTTTAGATCATCTAAGAGGTCTGCTCCTGTTACATGAAATACTATTGTACGAATTGTATCTGGAAAGATTCGTTTAAACATGGTTGAAGACATAGGGATCTGTAAATCACCAACATCCGCAATATCAGAAAATATTATTTCTGAAGTACTTGAACCAAATTGGAGTTCTTCTTTTACATATCCTTTAAAGGTTTTCACGCAGATCCTCCGTACTTTATGTCATAAAACTTTTGTATGTTTTCATTATTCACCAAGTGTATTTGGATACCAATCTGGTAGAGGTTTCGATTTAATTCTAGAGGCATATTCTTTTTTAGCCTGATCTTTATTGACTTTTAATTTACCATCAACTAAATCTTTAACAAAACCAAGAGTTGCTGCATTTGCGTATAAACTACCACATCTTGCAGTGACTTCCATTTTTAGACCATCATAAATGATACTTCCAGATGCATGACCAAGAATATCTAATAAATCAGTAGGAATTTTCATTTTCATTGAAGAATACACATAATCTCTGTGTGGAGCAGGAAATTCATGTGGTATACTTTCATCCACTATCCACACTTCGTTAAATGGTGGTTCAATAGAATTCCAACTTAAACGAGTTTCAGACATTTCATCTGGTTCACCAAAAGCTTTGACAAGTTTTTCTGCGTATAATCTCGCATCCTCATGTCTCCAATTTTTGGTTACTTCAGATGATTTTTCTTCCGAAAAATATTGTTTAAAATTTTTCATTTTTTCTTTTTCTTACTTGCTTTAAGATGCATGTGTTCTTGAGTTTGTGTCACTTTAATTTTTGAAGCTTCCAGAGTAATCTCTTTACCTTCATGTACGACATAGTACTCTTCAATTACACCATCTTCTGTTAAACTGTGACTTTCAACTTTTACTTCTCCCAAACTTGGGTGATAGATATGAGTCGCTCAATCATGTCCTATTGCTTTCTCAACATTAGCTTTGTTGAGATCTCTGTTAAATTCGTTGTATGTTTTCATTTTTTCTCCTTTGATGAGTATTTATTTTAACAGCCTCCAGCTGCCACATTTACTTTTTTACTTGATATCCATTTACCATGTTTGTTACATTCTGCTACTACCCAAACAGTGCCCTCACCGCCAGATAGTCTAATCTGTGTACTGATATATGCCTCTCCATTTGCAGGAGTAAAATAAAACTTTCCTTTAACAACTACTGGATCTGCAAAATTCATAATCTGAATACTTTTTATGTAATGGTCTTCATCCATAGGATGGTCTACACTACAAACTATTGATGCTTGACTACCATCTTCTACAACTGGTGGTAAAGCAATTTTAGGAATATGAATTCTTTCCATTTCTGTCATGTTTTCTATATCTTTTACTCTCTGAAAAACACTTCCCGATGCTTGGTTTGATAGAGGAACTATTGATGCTAAAGGTAGTATCAATCCTCCTGTGAAAGTATAATTTAAAAAATTTCTTCTATTCATTTGTTTACCTTTGCTTTTATGGAATCAATTTTAGTATCAATTGTTTTAATTTTATCTTTAAGTTCACCTTTTTTGTCTCTTAAATTTCTCAATTTATCTTTTCTCATCATAGTTATTTTTTTGTTTATTGGACTCATTGGATTTAATTTGTCCAATTGTTTTTGTAAATTATCTATTGCTGTATCTTTTATTTTTCCTGGCAACTTTTTCAAGTCATCTATCTTATCTCTTATCTTATCCATAGGATTTATTTTAGCTATAATCCTTGCTTTAAGATTAGGATGCTCTAATATTATACATTCATCTCTAAATTCTTTATACTTTTTCATCCACGAACCTTCGCTGCTAAATCTTTATCTGCACCACCCCATGTTCCTTTACTCTTTGTAACGAAACTATTGACTCTTGCAAATGCCCATTGTTGTGCAGTAGTTCCTGGCCTATGTCCTGTCTTGTAAGCTGCCATTCCTCTATCGTAAACTTTTTTCAAGATACCATAAGGCATTCCAGACTTTTCGGCTTTTGTAACAAGTCCTTTAATCTTTTCATTTAAGTTTTCTTCTCCATACATCTGTTTATACTTCTTGGTATGCACAGATGGTTTGGTCTTCGCGGATGCATCGCCTGGAGCTGGCCCTTTTTTCTTTTTCTCAAAGTGTCTTGCACGTGCAGCTTTTGTAGACTTTGCCATGTCACCTGCGTAATACTTTGCAGGTTGTGTTCCTTCTCTATCTTTTATTTCTTTGTCTTGTTTTACAGCTCTCATCTCACTTACTGGAACACAGTTAGGCACCATCTTACCACCTTTTTTCTTCATACCGACTTGTTTGTATCCATCCCAGCAAGGCCCTTGCTGTTCTTTTATTCTTTTACCATCTTTGTCATACTTACCTGACTTTTTCTTTGCAATGGCAATCGCTGCTTGTTGAGCCCTACTTACGGCTTCTTTGAATTCTTTAAATGTTTTCATTTGCCTAACTCCTTCTTAGCAACTTCTTTTGTATATGTTTCTAAATCTGTAGGTGTATCCCACACTTTTACTTTCCACCCCTGAGACTTTGAAAACTGCATTAATTCATCTTGTTCTGGTGTTAAAGAATTCTTGCCGTCTTTTAGTTTTAGTTTGAAAAAGTGAGCTATCTTAACCTTAAAGTTATTGACTACTTGTTCATCCCACGATTTTTTAGTCTCTCTTTTCTTTGCATAACTTAACATGGCTTCACTAAATGTTTTAATGTTTTTCTTGATAACTTCTTCCATTCTATCTAGATAATCTTTTATCATTAGTCTCATAGTTTTACCATCAACTTTTCTTTTTGCCTGGTGCCATAGTTGAAAGTCTGTCATACTATCTTGAAACTCACCTCTTTTAAGATACTTATTAACCAATTTTGAGAACATTGTTTCAAGGTCTTTTTCTACTTTTTTAAAATCTGTAAACCTTGAAGCTTCTTCAAGGTCACTTGTAGTTGTATATCTTCTACCAACTCTATCAACACGAGACATCACATCACCTTCAGCAGATAAAATAACATCTGCGTCCATCTCTAATACAGAATGAACACCTCCTTGAGTTACGATACCAACTTCCATATACCTACCTTGCATTGAAAAAAATGCAGATATTTGTCTTTTCTTTCCTTGAAGTTTTACTATATTCCTAACACCATCTCCATCTGTTGTATGAAATACTGTTGCTCTAAGTGTGTCAGGCCAGATTCTTTTATACATAGATGATGATATAGGAATCAACAATCGGTCATAACTCTTTACAAATGGCATGAATAACAAATCTGATAGACTTGATCCACCCCTAAATTCTCTTAGATATTGTTTAAAAGATTTCATTAATTGTCAACCTTCGCTCCTGCTCTCCATTGATAACAACTCCAATATCCAGGCGTTGTCTTATCCTTTTTTTCATCACAATTATGTCTTGCACGAAAAGCTTTTCTTCTCTTAGGGTCATCTCGTTTGATTGACAAATTTGGGTCACCAAAACGAACTACCACGACCTTTCCTTGAGCATTCTTCACATAAACCTTAAACTTCTTTTTAGGGTTTTCATTTGTGCGAATAGGGTCATTTAATTTTACTTCTCTACCTTGATACTCTGCAGCTTCCACTACATGATCATAACATTCATCGCAACACTTTTCTGAATATTCTTTAAATGTTTTCATCCCTTTGACCAGTTTTTTGCAGCGTTAAAATTATTTTGTGAAAATTCCAATCGGTCAACCAGTTTGACAGCTTTTCCTACCTTATCTATTGCAACGAATCCTTCAACATTCGTAGTTTTAAATCCTTTTGGTGTTTTAATAAAGGTATCTGCTACTCCCTTGGCACCCTCTAACTTCTTAACAATCATATTCTTCGCACTTAC